ATTAAAAAAGAATATTTTACCGATAGGATGGAATCTATTCTTGTTAGCGAGATTGGTGAATACTTTACCAAGTTCAATAAGATTATAACGCCACAGATTCTTGATATTGAAATCAGAAACAGAACTGACATCAATGATAAAGAATTAACTGAGTTAACGGCGCTTGCTTCTAAAATTGAACATAAAGATATTAATGATGAGTGGCTATTACTTGAAACTGAAAAATTCTGTAAAGATAAAGCAGTTTATGGTGCCATATTACATTCTATTAAGATTATTGAGGGTAAGGATAAACAGTTCCGTGAAGATGCTATTCCGTCTATCTTATCTGACGCATTAGCGGTATCTTTTGATACAAATGTTGGTCATGATTACATTTTAGATTACTCTGAACGATACGACCATTATCATAACGTTGAAACTAAAATTCCGTTTGACTTAGAGTTGATGAATAAAATTACGGGCGGCGGGTTAAGCCTTAAAACGTTAAATTGTTTTTTAGCAGGTTGCGTTCATCCTGATACGTCTATTTCAGTTAGGATTACCAGTAAACAGGGTTGGGTAGCTGAAAAGCATATTGCGATTGGTGATGTTAAAGATTTGTTATTAGATTATAAAATAGAGGTAACATCCCCTGATGGTTGGGTTAACGTATCTAATTTTGTAAACAAAGGTTTTTGGGATGAGTATGTCCTTACGTTATCTAACGGCGATACTGTTAGATGTAATGAGATTCATTTGTTTGAGACTCAGGCAGGTTGGTATTATGCTAAAGATCTTGTAGACCAAACAGTAAACTTTCATACAGATAAAGGTTTAGTCAGCGGCTATATTGTTGAAACTGGTGAGTTAATACCTATTGTCGATATTACAGTTGACCATGAAAATCATCGGTATTATACAAATGGTGTTTCTTCTCATAATACGGGCGTTGGTAAATCTTTAGCAATGTGTCATATTGCGGCAGCTACTATGGCACAGGGTAAAAATGTTCTGTATATTACAATGGAAATGTCTGAAGAACGTATTGCTGAACGTATCGATGCTAATCTGTTGAATATCCCTATAACAGAGCTGAAAACTGTTGAGCGACCTGTATTTGAAACTAGGATTCAAAGGTTGATGGAAAAGACGACCGGTAAATTAATCATCAAAGAATATCCGACGTCATCGGCTCATGCTGGTCATTTTAGAGTTTTGCTTGAGGAGTTAAAGGGTAAAAAGAACTTCAAGCCTGACCTCATCTGTATAGATTATTTGAATATTTGTGCGTCTCAAAGAATGAAATACGGTAGCGGTGTTAATTCTTATATGTTGATTAAATCTATTGCTGAAGAGTTGCGCGGGTTAGCGGTTGAGTATAATGTTCCGGTTGTCACCGCGACTCAGCCTAATCGTGAAGGACAGACTTCTACCGATATGGATTTAACTAATGTCAGTGAATCTATAGGTATCGCCCATACGTTAGATTTATTCATAGGCTTAATGTCTACTGAAGAGTTAGAAGAAATGGGTCAGATTATGGTTAAGCAGTTGAAAAATAGATATAATGACATTTCCTATTATAAGCGTTTCACTATCGGTATAGATAGAAGTAAGATGAGATTGTTTGACGTTGAAAGCTCTGCTCAGCATAATATATCCGGCGCGGGTACTGTTGATACAAATAACGGCTTTCAAACTAAAACTAAACGAATTGAAACGAATGGATTCAAATTTTAGTCTAAATACCTTTACTTTGAAACGGGTTTAAAGTATAATTATTATTATTATTTTTATAAGAGGAATTTGAATTATGGTTAATGTTATTGTTGCCAAATCTAAACTAGATTGTGAGCACCTATTGGGTAGATTTCTTGATGAATCTCATTACGATATTTTGGTTGAAGAAGATACCGACTGTTATATGCCTGCTATGTGTGATTTATCTACACAGGTAGATTGTGAATCAGATTGTAGCTCATGCGATAAAGGTCAAGACGAACTGCGTATTGCGTTCAAATTTAGAAAAAACTTCTTCAGTAAAGAAGAGCACGACTGGGCGTATGAGGGGTTAAAAGATGCTGCCACTGTATCTAATAACAGAGGTCTTGCCGCCGGTACGTTTCAAGATACAGGTAATATTGATGGTACATTTAGCGATAACTCTGGTCGTATTAGGGTTAAACCTAAAGAACATGCTATTTTAGATTACTTCATCAATCCTATTGACGATTTGTATAATGAAGGTGATGAGTTTGATAAAATCAAAAATGCTCATTATGTTGATAATGAAATTCGTTGCCAGGTTTGGTTGCCTTCTAAATTGCCTGAAGGATTTAATTTTGATGAGTGGGCTGAAGCGACTTCTAAGTTACCGCGTGAAGCGGCTAAAGCTGAAGCTGAAATGGTTGCTAAAGAATTCATTTCTAGCACAAACTATGCTGTTCCATGTAATTCTGGTGTAGCAGGTTGGTTTGATAGATACCCTAGAATTCCATACGGTAGACCAACATCATATACAAATTATCAGTTTGATAAATTCAAAAAATGTTTTCCTTTTATTCAGTCTTTGAACAAAGGGTTTAAAACCTTATTGCCATGGCGCTGGGGTAATCAAAAAGCGGCAGCTGATAAAATTGATGAAAAGTTTTTGGTTCCAGGCACGGTATTCACTACATTAACTGTGAATAATACCTTTAGAACGGCGGCTCATTATGACGCCGGCGATTTGAATGAAGGTTTATCTAATTTGCTAGTGTTATCTGTTAATGATAACTATTCTGGTGGCTATCTTGTATTTCCAGAATACAGAATTGCGGTTAGCGTTAGACCTCTAGATTTGTTACTTGTTAATAATCATGAAGTTATGCATGGTAACACGCCTATCGTTAAAAATGACGACTTAGCTGAGCGAGTTTCTATTATTTGTTACTTCAGAGAAAATATGTTAAACTTAGGTTCTTACGATTATGAAGAATGCCGATTCAATTTCGTTGAATCTAGAAAAAATGACCCAGACCATAAAGACCAACGGTTTAGATGGAACGGTATTACTCCAGGAATGTGGGCTGACCATGAATCTAAAGATGGTGATTATTCTAAAGCTAAAGAATGGTACGATTATCTAAAGGCTCAGCCTAATGGAAATGAATGGTTAGATAAGTATCACCCTTGGCTTAAAAACGCCTATGAAAGTGTGTCATTAGAGGAATTCTTTTAATGAATTTATATGAATTAGACTTAGATTTATCATCGTACAAGGATGTACGATTACCACAAAATAGACTTGAAGCTTTTAGACGAGTTGCTGTCACTAGAATGTATGAAGGAGATTTAGACCATTGGCATTCTGGTTTAGTTATTTCCGATATGATGGGGTTAACTAAAGACCAAAAAGCTTTGTATTGTTTGGTATTTGGACAATCATACCGTAACCACTGGGCAATGATTGTACTCCAGCAGTTTCCTGACTTACTGAATACAAAACATGAACATATAGTTGAGTGGCACGATGTTAACTGGAAACGAGCATTTTATGCTAAAGACGCAAAATGGAATTTAAGAAAATTTCCTGATTATGTGAAGTCGATTAAAGCGACAATAGGAAACGACTCCCCATATGATTACCTTGAGCGGGTATCCACTGTCGGTAATACGGCAGAAAACTTTTACTCCTTGAATAAATCTTTACAAAGTATGTATTCTATAGGAAGAATGACTGCGTGGTTAGCACAACAGACTGTATATGAATTTTTCGATTTTGACGTTGACCACTGGGATCTACAGTTGTATTCTGATACATGGAGTCAATATGATTCTTTGTGTTACTTATTCAATAGAGAAGATATAGCGACTAAGAGAAATGGAGTGAAGGTTAAACCTGCTAAGTCAGAAATAAATTTGATGGAAACGAATTTCCAGTATTTGATGGAATACATCAACAGCAACTCTAACATAAAATTAGATGTCTATAATATTGAATCATGTTTATGTGAGTTCAGAAAAACCGCAGGTGCTGGTGGAAGAAAGCCTAAAGAATTTACAGGATGGACAACTAACGAACTTGCTGATCAATATGATGCGTTATCTTCTGCGTGGGAAGAAATTGACTGGAAACCTTATATTGCTGGGTTGATGACTAAAGGCAAAAACTTCACTGATTTTTCTTTAAATGAAGAATATTTCACTGTGATGAAAAATTATGGACTAAATTTGAATATGCATCTGTACTACAATGATGAACCTGATGTACATAAATTATTGTCACTGGAAAAATTTAAAACAAATAGCATGAAAAAACTGGATTCGGATTGGGTTGAGTTGTTCAGCGAAACAGAAAGAGATATGTTAAAAGTTAAGTTTGACCCAACGCTATTTTTAAGAAAACAAAATATTGTTGATACATGCTTTACTTTATAAAGAAAATCATTTATAATATTATTTTTATTTAGGAAAAACAAATGTCAAAAATACGAGTAGCATTAGTGGGTGTTGGTTCTTGCGCTAAATCTTTGGTGGAAGGCGTTCAATACTACATAGAAAATCAAAATGATACAGTCGGTTTAATGTATCCAGATATCGGCGGCTATACCGTTAACAATATCGAATTCGTGTGTGGGTTTGATGTTGATATTCGTAAAGTTAACCTACCACTAAAAGAAGCATTAAGAGCAAATCCAAATTGCTCTATGGATCATGTTAATGAAATTTCAGACGCATGTGTACCAAAAGGCGCTATCGTTTATTCTGGTCCGGAGTTAGATGGTGTGGCTCCTCATATGTTAGACTATCCAGAAAACGTTTCGTTTAGAACCGGCGCTATTCCGGCTGAATCTTTTCAACGTGTTGTTGAATTGTTAAAATACCATAAAGTTGATGTCGTCGTTAACTATCTTCCAGTAGGCTCGCATGAAGCAAGCAAATTTTATATTGATGCGGCGGTTAAAGCTGGCTGTCATTTTGTTAACTGTATCCCTACATTTATTTCTACTGAAGAAGCTCAACTTGTTGAACAAAAGTTTATTGACGCAGGGTTAACTATTGTTGGTTCTGATATGCGTTCTGGGTTTGGTGCCTCACGTTTATCTGAGATTTTACAGGGCGGTATGCTTGACGCGGGATTATTAGTTACTCAACATATTCAAATGAATATGGCGGCTGGTACTACGCAAGGTCAAGAAAATATCCGTACCGGTAGAACGGCTAACACCGATTTCTTAAATATGGCTAAAACTGACCGATTAGAATCTAAACATATTTCTAAAGAAAATGTATTGAAAGGTCAAAATAGTGTTCGAAATACTTCTATTGATGGAATGACTTTATATGCTGGTCCATCTTTAACCGTTATTCAAAAACCAGGAGGAACTTATGTCGGTTCTGATAATAAAATTGCCAATATTGATATTGTAGCTTACGGGTTTGCCGGCGCTAGATATGAATTAACTGCTAGATTATCAGTTCAAGATTCTCCTAATTCCGGTGCGGTTGTTGTATCTGCTATTAGATTTTGTAAAGTGGCTGCTGAGTTAGGTATCGTTGGGTTCTTACGCGGTGCTTCTCATATTACTCAAAAAACACCGCCGGTTCAAATGAAAATTGAAGATGCTAAATTTGAGTGTGACGCATTAGCAAGACGTATTGTTACGCCTATGACTGAATCTCAATTGAAAGAAAATAACCCAATTGCTAAAAATTTACCTTATACATTCCAAAAAGCGGTAAACGACTATGCAACTAATTCTCCACGATAAACTATGACTAAAAAATTAAAAATTGGAATTTTGATTACAAACGATGTGACAATGGACGGTAAAATCATGTCGGAGTTTCTGTACTTCAATGCTGTGTACGAAAAACAGAAACAGTACACACCAGACCTTATTGTTGATTTGATAACCTTATCAAAAAACAGTTTGCGTCTGGTTGAACGGTACGATGTCGCATCATTAGAGGGTGATAGTTGTTTTGATTTTCCTCATAAAACAATTTTGGTGACTGATGATATTGGTATCGAACGTGTTGCCGACGAATATGATATATTGATAACAACCAGAAATTACGGTGTTATTTTCGGTGGTATGTTAAGCGGTAGATCTATCTTACAATATAAACTTTCTAATATGTTTAGCAGAAAAAATAAGCCTGTTATGATACGGGTTACTGATTCTGAAGATGTCGCATGTGATTACTTAAAACTTGCTATGTTTAACATAGACAGCATGGAAAAAAATATTAAAGATAAAAACCCAGAAGCATATGAGCAGGCTAAAACATTTGTCGAAACTCAACAATTTATAGATTACAATAATGTCTATTGGTTAGCTAATGGTTCGCCTAAAATAAACTGGTTATATGATACTGTGCTCAATAAAAAATCAGCTGGTCCATTAGCCGGCTTGGTTTCAGAAGATGTGGTAAAACGCAACACAATATACCTTTCCGATGATATTTTTTTCCTTGTTAAAGAAAACCATAGCAAATATGGTTATCTGGATCAAACTGTTCCTAAAAATAATTCGTTTTGTTTTATAGGCTTTTTGAGTGGAATCAACAAAACGCGGTTGAAAGTTTTTAAGAATTTATTAAAGGAAAATCCTGATAA